TCGCCCGGATCGTAGAAAGCCTGGAGAAGCGGAACCCGATTCTTCAGGATCTGCCCATCATCGAAGGGAACCTCGACACGGGGCATCAGATCACGAACCGCGCCGCATTGCCCGCGCCGACCTACCGGCGCATCAACCAGGGGTACGCGTCAACGAAGTCCACGACGGACCAGATCATCGAATCCTGCTCGCTGCTCGAATCCCGCTCCGAGATTGACGTGGAGCATCCTGGGATCAAGGCGGGCGGTGCGGGTTTCCGTGACAGCGAAGACACGGCATTCGTCCAGGGGTTCAACAACGAGATCGCGCGCGGGATTTTCTACAACTCCCCGCTCACCGCGATCGAGCAGTTCCAGGGCCTCACGCCGCGCCTCGATGTCACTTCGGGCAACCCGGCTTCGGGGCAGATCATCAAAGCCTACACGGCGACCAACAACGATCAGGCCTCCATCTGGCTCATCGGGTTCGGCCCCAGCACGGTCTACGGGTTTTTCCCCCGTGGATCATCCGGCGGTTTCAGCATGGAGGACATGGGGAAGATGCTGGTTGATTCCTCCGCCACGCGGCTTGACGCCTCGGCGGCTGGCCTGAAGTTCTTCGCGTGGGTGACGCGGTTCGTCTGGCGGATGGGTCTCGCGGTAGCGGATTACCGCTATGTGGCGCGAGTCTGCAACCTGGACCAGAGCGTCATCGCCGGGTTGGGGTTCGCGGGTGAGGTGGGGATCGCGCTCGCGATGGAAGACGCGCTTGCGGCGATCTTCGATCAGGACTCCGTGAATCTGCGGTTCTACATGAACCGCACGACCTACAGCCAGTTGAACAAGCAGCTCATGGGCAAGTCGGCCAACCTGCTCGAATGGATCGACATGGGCGGCAAGCGGATTCCCGCATTCCTCGGCGTTCCCATCCGCGTGACGGACGCCCTTCTCTCGACCGAATCGCCGGTTGTCTAAGGAGGCCGAATGATCCCCGATCAGGAAAACCTGTTTTCCGATGCTCAGGTCCCGGCCGTGGCGGGCAGCCCGGTCACGTCCACGAACAGCGTGGACATGTCCGCCGCGGTTCGTCTCGGGATGGGTGGCGCGTCTCTTCCGAAGTTCTTCTGCTTCATCGCGGCGAAGTCGGGAACGACCCCGACGATTCGCGTGCAGCTCGTGGGGGCCGACAACGCGGCACTCACGACGAACCCCGTGGTTGTGTACGACTCGGGCGTGCTGGCCGATCCCGTCACGGTGCCTCAGATCGTCAAGGGCGCAATCAGCCCGCACGCGCTGAAGCGGTTCTACGGGGTGATCTACACGCTCGTCGGAACGACGGCGACGTTCACGGTCACGTCGGGGTTGACCCTCGACTGGCCGACGCAGTTCGGAACGTAGATGGCCGCGACGGCCTACCGGATCTTCGCGGACGCGTGGGTGGCTGGGCAGTACCTCCGCGCGTCCATCACCGATCCGGCAACGTTCATTCTTCCGGATGGGATGGACCCGCACCCAAGCTGGGAGGTGCTTCCGGTCGCGTGGGAAGCGGCTGGGGACGGGGCGACGACCGCCTTTCCTCTGTCCGGGGCCGTCTCCACCGTCGCGGCAGACTACACCGTGACGGTGGACGGGACTCCGGCAACGGCGGGCACAGACTACACGGTGACGGGTGGCGTTCTCCGGTTCACGACGGCGCCGGCCGACACGCTGGCGATTGTTGTCAGTCTCGCTAGTGCGTCGGTAGTGAACTACGTCCAGACCAGCGACAACCAGGTCAGCGCGGCGCCGCTGGCATTCCGAAGAGTGAGGTGATCCGATGGCGTTCTGGAAACTGACACGGCCCGCGTGGGTTCACGGGACCTACTACGCGGCGACTCAGGGCGCTCCCGTGGTGATCGAGCTGCCGGACTCGGTCGAGCCCTCGAAGCACTGGGAGAAGGTCGCGGGCCCGGCGACAACGGAGCCTCCGGTCAACCTGCCGGCGTACATGAAGTCCTTCAACGAGATGAACGCGGACAAGCTGAAGGCGAAGGAAGTGCTCGGCAAGAGCGGCATGGGCGCCGCGATGCCGAAGAACTGAGACAACGGGGGCGGGGGCTTGCGGCTCCCGCCCCATCCACAGGGAGACTGAATGCCCTTCCCGACGCCCCCGGCGATCATCGCGGATTTCGAGGTCTCCGAAGGCTGGGCGCTAGAGGGCGCGGAGGCGTCATTCGATGCAAGTCTGAAGCATCATGGTCTGCGCTCGGTCCGGATCGCGGAGCCGCAGGGCTACAACTCTCTCGCTGACGTGATCCGCTTGTTTCCGTCGCCGCTCGATTTATCAGGGGCGAACGGGTTGCTCATCTGGATTCGCCCGGCGGACGCGGCCACGGCGGCCGAATTGGAAGCCGGTGATCCAACCGCCGGGCTGACGATTTACCTCTACGGTGATCTCTCACTTGGTCCGGTGCCGGTGGAGTATTACCGGGGGCCAGTTGGCGGGCATCGCGTGGCGGGGCATTGGTCTGCCGTGTGGCTGCCGTGGGAGTCGTTTCAGGTTGGCACGACTCCTGTTGACAAGTCCGCTGTATACGCCATGCAAATAGGATGTCAGGGGCCTAATCCTGGCGGATGGACCAATGCGATCACGTTCAACCTCGATGAACTTTGGGCAGGAGTCAACATGGCAACCTCGGAAGTCTCGATTGTGAACCAGGCGCTCTCGGAGATCGGCGATTCGCAGTTCATCCTCGATCTTGGGGAGGACACGGAAAACGCGAAGGTTGCCACGGTCCACTGGGAGGCGACGCAGGAGGACCTGCTTACCGCCGCGCCGTGGGGGTTCTGTCAGAATCGGGCGGCGCTCGCCCTGTCTGCAACGGACCCCGGGACGGAGTGGACCTACCGCTACGCCCTGCCGGCGGACTGCCTGCGGTCGCGGCGCGTCGAGGGCTCCGGGCGGAACCCTGGGGCCGGCCAAGAAATCCCTTGGGTGGTCGAATACGATGCGGTCAACGCGGCCCCGTCCCTGTTGACGGACGTGGTGGACGCGGTGCTGGTCTACACGATGCGGGACATTCCCGTGCCGTTCTATCCCCCGTGGTTCGCGCAGGCGCTCAAGTGGAAGCTCGCGGCGGCGCTTGCGATGGGCCGGACGAAGGATCTGAAGTTGCAGACGGCGCTTGCGCAGAAGGCGGAATTCTACAAGATGCAGGCGTTCGCGCAGGATCTGAACCAGCGGGGACAGGACGCTGCGCCGGAATCCGAATTCGTGCGGGCGCGGGATGGCGGCGCCGCATCGAGTCCCAGACGGTCGTGGTAAGCGATGGGCGAGACGCTCAAGCAGGCGAGTTTTGTCGGCGGGGAGATTGCTCCCGCGCTGGCCGGGCGCGTTGATCTCGACCGCTACCGCGCCAGCCTGAAGGTCTGCGAGAACTTCATCGTCCAGCGGACGGGCGGGGTCGTGAACCGGCCGGGGACGGTGTTTCTTGGGAACGCAGCGACGACCGCCTCGGTCCGTCTCATCCCGTTCGTGTTCTCGTCCGGGCAAAGCTACGTTCTGGAATTCGGGCCGCTGTATGTTCGGTTCTTCCAGAACGGCGGGCAAGTGCTCATGCCTGCCGTCTCGAACTGGTCCTCGGCGTCGGTGGTTTACGCCATCGGCGATTTCGTCAAGCAGGGGATCTCGGCCTACTACTGCATTCAGGCGAATACCAGCTCAGGCGGCACGCAGCCGGGCACGGGGGGCGGGGCGCCGTTCTGGACGATTGTCGCGGCGACCTACGTACTCGGAACAAGCGTGCTTCAGATTCCGTCGCTTTACGGGCCGAGCTATCTGGCGGGGCTGCGCGTGGCCGGGCTTGGCGACGTGATGACGATCGTTCATTCCGGTGCGCCGATTTACGAATTGAAGCGATACACGGCGACGAAGTGGACGCTCATTCCGGCGTCCTTCGCTCCGACAACGCCGCCGCCCGCGAGTCTGGTTTATGTGAAGGGCGGGAAAGACAAGACAAGCATTAAGGATTCAGTCACGTATGCCGTGACGAAGATCACGCGAACGAATGCTGGCGTGCAGGAGTCGGAAGCCGCTATCGTGACGCCGCAGGTCGCGGCGTATCCGGCGTGGGTGACGGCCACGAATTACTTCGTAGGCGACATCGTGACCAGCGGCGGGAATTTCTACAAAGCGATCGAAGATCATCTTTCATCCGGCGTGAACACGCCTCCGTTCGCGGCGTTATGGAAACAGGTTTACCCGGACGTTGTGGCGATCAGGTATTTCCACGCGTCGGCGGAGGAGACGCTTCAAATCGGATGGGCCGCCGCTTCCGGGATCACGGAATGGAACGTCTACCGTGGCGCGAATGGCATCTACGGCTTCATCGCGACGGTCAAGGACAAGTTGGTGTTCTATGATGGGAACGAAATCCAGCCGGACTTCAGCGACACCCCGCCGACCGCGTTCAATCCGTTCGGTGCGGCGGGAGACTATCCTTCGTCGGTGGCTTATGTGGATCAGCGGCTCGGCTACGCGGGGACGGTGAACAATCCGCAGCGGATTTGGCTCTCGAAGATCGCGGACTTCCACAATTTCAGCGCGTCGTCTCCGGCGAAGGATGACGATACGGTCATCTTCACGCTTCCGGCCCCGACGCTTGATCCGATTCGCGGGATTGTGGCGACGCGGGAACTGCTGCTGTTTCTAGCGAATTCGGAATGGCTGGCGCGGTCGGGGGACCGCGGGCCGATCACGCCGTCGTCGATTGACGCCCGGGTGCAGTCCTACTACGGCACGGCGGCGCTTCCGATCATCGTTTCCGGGACGAATGTGCTGTTCGCGGACCCGACGGGGACGAGCCTTCGTTCGGCGCTGTACTCGAACGAGACGGACGGGTACCGGTCGGACGACTTGACGGCGCTCGCGGATCACCTGTTCGCGTCTTCGCCGATCGTTGACATGGCATGGTCTCAGAAGCCGTGGTCCGTCGTGTGGTGTGTCCGGGCGGACGGGGTGGTGTGCGGGCTGACGTATCTCCCGGAACATGAGGTCTGGGCGTGGCATCGGATGACGACAACCTCGGGCACGGTCGAGGCGGTGTGCGTCGTGCCGGAAGCGGGCGGGGACGCGGTGTATTTTTCGGTGCGGCGTGGAACGGGTCCTCGAATCGAACGGCTGTCGGCGCGGGTGTTCCCGACGGTGGCGGACGGGATCTTCCTCGACTCGGCGCTGTCCTACAACGGCGTCAACTCGGGGGTGGTGACGCTGACCGTGACGGGCGGGGTGTCGTGGGTAGTGGATGAGGTCATGACCGTTACGGCGAGCGCGGCGACGTTCGCGTCAACGGATGTCGGGGAGTGGCTTTCGATCGGCGCGGACGGAACGCGGTTCGCGATCACGGCCTACACGTCCACGACGGTCGTTACGGTTCGCGCCATGAACAACGTGCCGGTGGCGATCCGGGCGACGGCAACGGCCGTGTGGTCGTTCCTGCGGCGGACGTTCTCCGGGCTGAGTCACCTGGAAGGGTTGACGGTGCGGGCCACGATGGACGGGGCCGCGTCAGAAGAGCAGGTGGTTGCGTCGGGCGCGGTCACGTTCGCCGATCACGGCGCCGTGGTTCACGTCGGGCTGCCCTACGTGTCGGAAATCGAAACGCTGGAATTCGATCTTCAGCAGACGACACGGACCAGACAGAAGGCGATCGCGCAGCTTTACGCCGAGGTGGACCGGACGCGCGGGCTGTGGGCTGGCCACGACCGGACGCGGATGTTGCCGTTGACGCAGCGGACGGTGGCTGATTCCTACGGGGCGATGGACGGCAAGACGGGGCTGGTCAAGGTGGGGTTCCCGTCGGGGTATTCCGATTCGATCGGGATTGTCATTCAGCAGCGGGACCCGTTGCCGGTGACGATTCTGAGCGTGATTCCGGAGGTGCAGTATGGGGGTTGAGCGGTTCCACGGGGAACCGTTCCACGTGGAAATCCTCCCCGCCACGCCCGTGCACGCCCGGGAACTCGCCGCCCGTCTCCGTCCCCGCGATCTGGCCGAAGTCGAGGCCAGCGGGGTTGACCCGGAAGAGGACCTCCTGCGCGGCGTCGAGGTTTCGGAGTGGGCGCGGACGGCGCTTGTGGCCGGCCGCGTGGCGGCAATGTGGGGGGTCATCCGCCTCGGGCTTCTCAACCCGACGGGCTGCGTGTGGTTTCTGACCTCGCCCGACGTGGAGCGGGTTCCGGTGCGGCTGATGCGGCAGGCGCGGATCGAGATAGCCGAAATGCAGGCCGTATTCCCCGTCCTGGCGACCATGATGCACGCCCGGCACGATCAGGCCCGCCGGTTCGTCGAGCGGATCGGGTTCGAGGTCCTGCCCGCCGTGGCGGTTCCGGTCACGGGCGAGTTGTTCCATCCGATTCGGAGGGCCGCGTAATGTGCAACCCAGTGGCAGCGGCGTGGGTAGGCGTGGCGATCGCCGGGGCGGGCACAGGGTATTCCGTCTATTCGAGCCGCCAACAGGGGGCCTACCAGCAGGCGGTGGCGAACCAGAACGCCGACCTCGCCGAGCAAGCGGCCCGGGACGCGACGAAGCGGGCGAAGATCGAGGAATCGCAGCTTCGCGAGGACATCGGCCAGAAGATCGGCGCGCAGCGGGCGGCCTACGCCGCGGGCGGGGTCGAGCTTGGCTCGCCGGGGTCGGC